TCAGTAAGTTCTACTAATAAGCTGTTGGCTTTATCTACATCTAACTTCCACTTGTTCTGCTCTTGTAACATAGCACAGTGCATCTTAAAACTAAGGTAGTCTATTAGACTGTTGTAATCCTCTCCGTACAGTGCAACCAGGTGCTGCTCTTGTAGCTGCCATAGCCTAGTGTTAATCTTAACATCTTCACTACATCTATGTATGTACTCCTCTTCGCTTAAGTTATCCCAATCTTCTATCACTGGTTTAGGTATTCCAAAGTCCTCGCCCCAGTCTGCTAACCCGTGTTTGTTACGTTCAGCAAACAGATACCAACTCAATGCTAATGTGTCGATTAGTTTAGCTTTAATCTTAATACCTAATAACTTCTCTAGCACTGGTACATCATACCGAATAATGTTATGCCCGATAAGTACATCATCTTCTGTTAGATTAACAAAGAAGTCTTTTTGTACCTGCTTACCATTAGCCACCATACAATGTATCTTGTCTGGGTTTAAGCCATTTGCTTCAATGTCAAATACGTAATTCATTACAAAACCTTTATGCTTGTGCCAACTATCAAATCTACCTTTATAAGATAGGCTTTTTTGCTATGCCTGTCACCCTTACCTACGAATGAAACTAACCTAAGTTTACTATCTTTAATAAGTTTGTGTAACCTTTCTGGTGTCGTTACTATTATCTTATCACCTGTGTGGAACACCCACCTATAGGCTTTAGTTGTGGATAGGGCAGAAGGCTTGCCGTTAAACTCCACTTCTACTACGATGTTCCCAGTCTCTTGGGACTTAATGTCATACTTAACCTCGACACCCTGCTTTATACTAGGTATGTATAAGTCCCAGTCTTTGCAGTAGCCCTCCACCTTGTAAGCATCTGGGTACTTGTTTTTTATAATATCAAGTACCTCCAACTCTATCGCTTCTCCCTTCTTTAAGTCTCGTTGAAAACTCATAACGTCCCCCTATACCCAAACATCTTCCATACTTTTTTCTTTCGCGCCCTATATACCCAAACATCATACTTCTAAATACGTGATTGTCTTCTCATCGAAGTACACATCACAACTATAACTCTGTCCAAAATCTCTATCAAATAGCATATAAAACTCACTAATGTTATGCTTCTCTTCAGGACAATCAGGGCTTCTGTCCCTGCTTATACCATGACCATAATGCGCCCACTTCTCCATAGCTCTACTGCCTGTAAACTCATGACTTAATACTCTACCACCTTGCTCATGTGAACGTGAACCTTTAGGCTTAGGATTAACGTGACTATAACAAAATATAGTGATTGGATATTTCATTACTAAGTCTGCCATGTCTGTCATTATCTCGTTTAGTTTATCATTCGCTTCACTAGCTGTAAACATACTGACCAATGCAGTGAGTGGGTCTAGTATAAATATGTTAATACCATCTAGCAAGTGCATCTCTTCCATAGCTATTCTTATATCTTGCCAATCACGGCTTGCACTTCTATCATAGAACCTCACCTTACCTTGCATTGATAGTAACGTATGCTTTAGCATTTCAGGGTCATAGCTAACATCAGGTCTTGAATAGTCTATCCTGTCATGCTTCCCTGCTAACTTCTTAGCTGTCTTAGCTGGTGCGTTCTCAAGGTCAAACATACCTACGTTCTGACTCTCACTATAAACCAGATGTTCTACTAACTGGTGCTGGTGGTCTGTCTTACCAATCTTAGGTGCTGCTCCTACTATATGGATGGTGTTAGGTCTGATACCAAAACAAGCCCTTGTAACTGTAGCCCATGGAAAGCTGATACCCATCTTGGGCTGTTCAAGTGCCTTGTCGATAAAGTCCTCAATGTCTAAGACCTCACCTTGTCTGATAGGCTTACTATCCCACACTGCTGCTTGATATAACTCCTTTCCTCTGTCGGCTAACAGCATATCATTAGCATCTTTTAATGGTAGGCTTGCGACCTTAAACAATGGAAAAGATTTAATAATGTCCTTTGTGGCTTTGTTCCCAGCCTCATCATTATCTAAAACCAGGATAACCTCATTATACTTCTCTACAAAGTCCCTATTATTAACCATATCCTTCAAGGCGGATGACGCACCACGTGTTAGTGATACTACCGAAGGAAGGTATTGTTTGTACTTGCTGGGCGTGTTATCCGTAATAACTTGATACAATGCCATAGCATCGCACCTGCCTTCCGTAATGAACAGTTTATTACTACCGTTCTTACTAGCTAGGCTTTTACCCCATAGGTCAACAGCACCCTTTCTATCACCAACTGCTTTAAAATCCTTGGTTGCTACCTCTCTAACTTCATAACCTGTTACCTCTCCATTCTTAGTGTCTGGATAGTAATGATGGGTAATTGTCTTACCATCTACCTCACTCAATGCCACCCTAACATTATAAAGTTCTGCTATCTCTTGTCTTATACCCCTATCTGATAGTTCACGAAAGGGAAGTTTATCAAAATCTATACTCATCTTCTCAACCTTTTGTTTATTAGGTTTTATTCTAGTTACATTGTTAATAGGTGGGAAGTAAGTCTGACAAGCAAAGCAATAGCTATCACTTGGTTGATTGTCGTAATTATATACTTGGTTGCCATCCCCGCTTCCGCAATCAGGACAAGGGATTTTGTGGCTCAGTTGTCCCCTCTCTCTCTGTTCTTGGTTATTCATAATAATTAATTAATTCCTAATAATAATAATACAAATAAGAAAATTTATTTTATACTATTTTCCATAGTTTGTCAAATTTATTTCTTCGTACTCTATCTCCTCCCAGTAAAACTGATTCAAATAATTATCATCTTCGTAAACTGGTACATCTAATTCGTATAGTTCTTCCTGTAATTCCATAATTTATTTTCCCCTATTAACAGTAAACTTTTGCGGTCTGTTTTCTAGATACCATATCTCATCGAACAGTTCCCCTTTGATTGTTTGTAGCTGCATCACTGACATTGTATCAACTATATAATCATAACCCGACTCTTCCCTATCTAATACAATCAAAGCTCGGTCTATTTGTTCAATGATACGTAGTTTTTTGTTTCTAATTGTTTGTTTATTTATCATGTTTAAGCCCTCTGTGTGCCTTTCTAAGGCGTTGTTATACTACAACCTAAACTAACCTAACTTAACATTCAATAAGGCTGTAATAATAGGTTTGTACATTTTCCACCAATCCAAAGCTCCTCTGTCCATATCCTGAATAACATTGTCTGAAAAAGATAGCCAAGTCTCTATTGTGTGCCTTTCGCAACCTATTTGAATATCCTCTTTAGTTATGTTTATTAAATATTTTGTAGTTTGTATAGATTGAATCTCACTTCCGTTACCTATACAACCATTCAAATTAACATTACTTAAATTAGCATCAATTAAATTAGCATTTCTTAAATCAGCATCTTTTAAATCAGCGCGTTTACCTTTGGCGCTATCACTTAACCACAATTTATGTTGTTCTAATAACCCATTAAGTTCCTCACTGTTAAATGTTTTCATTTGTTTAACCCCTTATTAATCTCTGCAGCTAGTTTAATAATAGCTTGGTTCATATCGTAACACGCTTGCTTGTCATCACGTGTGTGTCTATCTTTATGCTGTAAGAACAATAAACGACGTTCAATCTCTCTCTTCTCTTTTCTAATCTGTTCTAATGTTTTCATTGTACTCTCTCCATTATGTATTTGTTAGGTATCATATCACAACTATAGTCTGTAACGCCATCTGTTACGATATAAGCGCACTCACCCGCTTGATTGAATGCAACCACTGGAAGTGTGAAGTAATCCACTAGCGCCCATAGTAGAGAGCCAATAGCTAGTGTTGTGATGATTGATATATAAATTGTTTTAATCATTTTATTTTATCCTTTTGTTTATTAAATTAGGTTACACTGCAAAGCATACCACAGTTGATATGCTTCACGCTATAGCCTGTTTTTTAGACGTGAACAACAAAGCCACTTGTGTCTTTCTTGGCTTTGCCTTTTGCATATAGTGCCGTAATTACGTTAACGCCATCTTTATGTCTGATATCGCTGTCGTCACCATCAACTACGGGCAAGCCGTTGAATGTTTTTGGTATTCTCTCTTTGTGGCTGAACACTACAGCAATGCGTTTCAATGCTTTATTCGCTTTCGCTTTCTTAATGTGCTTTTCGTACCCTTCAACACCACTATAAGAAAACGTAAGGTCGTAGTTTTCTGGAATGTTTTTGCGGTTCGGAATTTTTGTATAATCATAAAACTGGACACTTGGAAATGCATCGAATATGTTAGCGTACTCTTCACCTTTTCTGATTACGGGTACTTTTTCCCATAATATGTCACTTGTACCATTCAGCCTAATTAATGGCGTGGTGTCTGTTGCTTCCGCCTGGGCTGCTACCATTGCCACAGAATAAACCAAGTCCTTAATAAAGTTTTCCCTATCATCAAAAAAACGTATTGTCTTATTGATGCGCGCTTGCTGCACGTTAGACATCGCACCACGTCCTGCGGTGTAAAGACAAGCTTTCTCACAACCCGCCTCTTTTGCCATTGGACAAACGTTGCCGCGTCCAGCTTGGTTAGCCGGTGCAAGGTATAGAATGCCGGTGGTAAAGCCGTACTTATCGCCTTTGCTTGTTTTGGCGTCTTTGCCTACTGATAATATGTTTTTTGGTTTATAGTTAGTCATTTTATTTATCCTAGTTTATTTGTATGAGTTAAGTATACACGCCTGATATAATAAGTGTTAGCTATTATGCAAATCGTTGTACCATTTTAAATGCAAGCATATAGCGTCAAGCCTATCACCATCGTTATAGTATCCAAGCTCTCTAACGTAAAAGCTGTTAACGTCACCCGCTTGCATTGCTTCAATCAGAGTCGTAATGCCCGTAAGTTTATCCTCAATTGAGTATGTAGTAATCATATTATTATCCTGTTGTTCGTTAGTAAGTTATTTAAATATTCGCAAATCTCGTTTGCTTGTCGACCACTATACACACTAAGACACAGATTAGAACACCAATAACACCATTAATTTTAGATTGTCAATGTTATCAATAACTTAGATAGCAAATTAATTATTGACATACCATAAGACACCCAAATCAGCGGCAAGTTTTAGCCCAATCAGATAGCTTAGCAAGTTAGTCAGAGAGCACCATCCCCAACACTCACTGTCAAACATTCTCAGTAAGGTATGCAAGTATCATGCCAAGTATATAGAGTAGAATAGTATGCAAGGATTGTGCCATAAATAATTGGCATGGAAGTTGCATAGGAAGGGAGGGGGGGGCTGTATGGTGTAGCTCTAGCATATAGTACCACCCCAAATACAAAAAAAGGTGAAATTGAAAAAAGGGGGGATTTTTGCATATCTATCTATAAAAAACTAGCCGAGGGGAATAATACCGTAAGATATTGATATATAAATCTATTTACGTATAATTAAATATTATAAGAAAAGGAAGAAATAATACCCCTTGCGCAGTTTCTAGGAAATTTACTAAGGTGCTAAACTAAATGTATAAGTAAATCAATACGTTAAAAAATAATGCTTGACAAACTAAATGATATATGATATAATACCACCTTTCTAAGGTATATTACCCAGTTAGGTTTAATTATTAGTAATATTAGTTATTCTACTGGGAAACATTACTAAGATACATTATAAGCAATATCCTTTAAGGGGGTAGTATTGTCTGATTACTCGGAACAAAGAAAGAAAGAAGTTAAAGTCCCTAAGAAAAGAGGTAGACCACCTAAAGCATTAGTACAGTCCAAAAAGAAAGGAGCTAGACCTCCCGGTAGACCTCCGGGTGATAAGGCTATAATGGATGAGTACAAGGCTAGGCTTCTAGCGTCTCCCAAGTCTCGTAAGGTTTTAGATACTATACTAGATGCTGCACTAGATGATGAGCATAAACATCAAGCTGCTGCTTGGAAACTTCTAGTAGATAGACTTATGCCACTTTCTTCGTTTGATGCTAGTTCTGGTGGTGGAGATAAGCCTAGCATTAACATTACTATTTCGGGTGTTACTGAAGTAGAGAACGTAATTGATGGAGAAGTTATAGATGGCGACTAGTTTCGGATTAGGTAATGAACCTGATATTATCGGTGAAGATATATATACCCAAGAGGATGTACAGAAAGCTGTAAGGGGTGCTGGTTATTTAGGTATTCCTTCGTATACACAGGAAGATGTACAAAGGGCTGTAATGGATGCTGGTTATTTAGATGCTCCTCCTGAGTTCTCACAACAAGGTGCTATAGCCCAGCTAGAGGCTGACCTAATGAATGATATTATGATTAGAGACCAACTTAGGGAAGAAGAGTTGTTAGGTCAACAGAATGTGGAATCCTTGGATAATCAAAGTGGTATTAAACTTGACACTAACTTCTTGAAGAAGGTAGAAGGTTTTGAAACAAATGCGTATGTTCCTACAGACAAAAAAACTAAAAAGGCTTTGGGTAATAGTGGAGTAACTATTGCTTCAGGTATTGATTTAGGGCAATGGAGTGAAAAAGACTTAGTAAACTTAAAAGTACCACAACCTATACTGAATAAATTAAAGCCTTACTTAGGCAAAACAAAAGATAGTGCAATAAAGTTTTTAGATAACAACCCTCTTAGTTTAAAAGAGGAAGATGCAGTAGAGCTTAACAATATATTTAAAACCCACTTTGCGGAAAAAATAGCTAATAGGTTTAATAAAGACTCTAATATAAAGTTTGAAGACTTGCCTTCTGAAGTACAGACCCCATTAATTTCTGTTGGTTTTCAATATGGTAATTCTATGTTTAACCATAACTTTTGGAAACAAGTTACAGGTGGCAAATGGAAAGATGCTTATAACAACCTTATGAATTATGGTGATAAGTACTCTACCAGAAGAAAAAAAGAAGCTGCTTTGCTTAAGTCATCGGGCATTTTTTAATTGAGTAACGACCTCAGTATTAAACTACTCCCTTGGCAACAAGATGTTTGGAATAGTGAAACTAGATTTAAGATAGTAGCTGCTGGTAGGCGTACTGGTAAATCTAGACTGGCTGCTTGGTTACTTATCGTAAATGCTCTACAGCTAGAAAAGGGTCATGTTTTCTACGTAGCCCCCACACAAGGGCAAGCAAGAGATATTATGTGGTCTACTCTATTAGAGTTAGGTCACCCGGTAATCAAGTCTAGCCATATTAACAACCTACAGATTACACTGGTTAATGGGGCTACCATTAGCTTGAAGGGTGCAGATAGACCAGAGACTATGCGTGGTGTGTCTCTTAAGTTCTTAGTGTTGGATGAATACGCTGACATGAAGCCAGCAGTGTTTGACCAAATCCTTCGTCCCGCCCTAGCTGACCAACGTGGTAGTGCTTTGTTTATCGGTACACCTATGGGTCGTAATCACTTCTATGAGCTATTTAAACAAGCTGAGTTAGGGGATGACCCTACACTAGAGTCTTGGCACTTTACTTCGTATGACAATCCCCTATTAGCAGAAGAAGAAATAGAAGCTGCTAAAAAGACTATGAGTTCTTTTGCTTTTAGACAAGAATTTATGGCATCGTTTGAGGCGCAAGGTAGTGAATTATTTAAAGAAGATTGGGTCAAGTTTAGTGAAGAAGCTCCAGAGATTGGGGACTATTTCATTGCTATTGATTTGGCTGGTTTTACAGACGTATCTAAAGCTAACACATCAAAAGCTAAGAAACTTGACCAAACGGCTATTAGCGTTGTTAAAGTAAATGAAGAAGGGTGGTACGTAGAAGAGATAATCTACGGTAGGTGGGACGTTAAGAAGTCAGCAGAAAAGATATTCAGAGTTGTAGAAAAGTATAAGCCTATCTCTATTGGTATAGAGAAGGGTATAGCTAAGAACGCTGTACTTCCATATCTTATGGATATACAGAGAGCTAGACAAAGGTTCTTTCGTATAGAAGAACTGACACATGGTAACAAAAGAAAGATAGATAGGGTTGTTTGGAGCTTACAAGGTAGGTTTGAAAATGGCGCTATCACTCTCAACACTGGAGATTGGAACGCAGAGTTCCTAGATGAGTTATTCCAGTTTCCTAACCCCCTAGTTCACGATGACCTTATTGATTCTCTAGCATACATAGACCAACTAGCTAAGGTTAGTTACTCGTATGAGATAGAGTATGAAGATGATTTTGAATTTATAGACCCAATAGCAGGTTACTAATATATGGAAAATGAAGATAATCTATTAAACAACATTAACCTAGAACAGTGGGTGATGGATAAGTGTGAAGGGTGGCGTGACCACTATGACGATAACTATCGTGTATCACATGAAGAGTATTACAGATTATGGCGTGGTATCTGGTCTAAGGAAGATAGCCTAAGACAAACTGAACGCTCTCGTATCATTACACCTGCACTACAGCAAGCAGTAGAATCCTCTGTAGCTGAAGTAGAAGAAGCAACCTTTGGTAGAGGTAGCTGGTTCGATATTAAAGACGATATGCAAGACCCTACGGGCTCTCAAGACATAGAGTTTTTAAAGAACCAACTGGCTGAAGACATGACCTTTGCTAGAGCTAGGACTTGTGTTTCAGAATGTTTACTTAATGCTGCTATCTACGGTACTGGTATCGGTGAAGTCTACATTGAAGAGACTAAAGAAAGCATACCAGCTATGCAACCTACCCCAGATGGTCAGATGCAAGCTGTTGGTGTTATAGAGCGTGATAGATTCTTGGTTAAACTACGTCCTATTATGCCACAAAACTTCCTTATTGACCCACTGGCTACCTCTATCGAAGAAGCTCTGGGTTGTGCAGTAGATATGTACGTACCACTACACCAAGTAGAGATTGATATTGAAAAAGGTGTTTATCGTGACGTAGATGTAGAAACTGTTGCAGCAGATGATGACCTTGAACCTGACCAAGATATTACAGTGAACGTAGATGATAGGGTTCGTCTTACTCGTTATTACGGATTAGTACCTAAAGCCCTGTTTGATGAGGCAGAAGGAGAGGAACTAGAAGAAGATGAGATTGCTGTAGCACTAGGCGAGACAGAAGAGAAAGAATCTGGCTATATTGAAGCTATGGTAGTGATTGCTAACGGAGATACCCTACTAAAAGTAGTAGCTAACCCGTATATGATGCAAGATAGACCTATTGTAGCGTTCAAATGGGATGCAGTACCTAGTAAATTCTGGGGTCGTGGCATCTGTGAGAAGGGGTATAATAGCCAAAAAGCCCTAGATACAGAGCTACGTGCGCGTATAGACGCTCTTGCACTTACTGTACACCCTATGATGGCAGTAGATGCTAGTCGTATGCCTAGAGGCTCTCAGTTTGAGATACGTCCGGGTAAGACATTACTTACTAACGGTAATCCGGCAGAGATATTACAACCATTTAAGTTTGGTGCTGTAGATAATATCACCTTTTCACAAGGTGCACAGCTACAAAACATGGTACAGCAAGCCACAGGAGCAGTAGATACTGTAGGTATGCAAAACGCTATGAATGGTGAGGCAACTGCTGCTGGTATCTCCATGTCTTTAGGTGCGATTATCAAGCGTCACAAGCGTACCCTGCTTAACTTCCAAGATAACTTCCTAATCCCATTCGTTACTAAAGCTGCACATCGTTATATGCAGTTTGACCCACAGCTTTACAAAGCACAAGACCATAAGTTTGTAGCTTCTAGTTCTCTCGGCATTATTGCTCGTGAGTATGAAGTAACACAGCTAGTACAACTCCTTCAAACTATGCCAGCAGAAAGCCCTATGTACAGCTTCCTAGTTCAATCTATTGTTGAGTCTATGAACCTTACTAAACGGGAACAAATACTTGCAGGTATCGAGCAAGCTAACCAACCAAACCCAGAAGCACAACAAGAAGAGGTTATTCGTAAGCAGTTTGAACTTGAGATTGCTAAGGCTAACTTGCAACAAATCCAACTGCAAAATGCAGAGATACAAAGTCGTATTCAACAAAACAATGTTGAGACACAGTTGCTGCCTGTAGCTGAAGAGACTGACCGTATTGATGCTATTGCTAAGACACTACCACCTGATGAGTTTGCACAAGCTGTCAAGATGGCAGAACTTAGCTTGAAGCAGCAAGAGTTAAAAGTAAAAGAAGATATTGTTCAAATGCAAATGAGGAGACCTAATGGTAACTAAGCAAGAACTTGATGGGGTGCTGATAGAAATCAACAACATCCTGCAAGCAATGAATAAACGTATTACAGACTTAGAAAAGGCTTATACACCTAAGCCAGCAACAACCAGAAAGGCTACAACTAAAAAATAAACTTAACCACACATACACCTATTGGGGAGAATGTATGACACCAGAAAATGTAAAACATTACGAAAACTACTTTGACTTATTCAACACAGATGGCTGGTCACAGCTTATGGAGCAAGTTCAAGTAGATAAGGATAACTTCCAGATTGAAGCTATTGCAGATGAAAAGACTTTGTATCAAACACAAGGACAACTTTACGTTTTAAATACTTTAATCAACATGGAAGATATGGTCAGAGCAGCTTACGACTCTATTCTAATTAGCGAGAGGGAAGCCGTTAATGGCGAATAGAATCTATGACTTTAAATGCTCAAGCGGACATATTACTGAACGCTTTATAGACTCTGAAACACAGACTATAGAGTGTCCTGAATGTGACCAAGATGCAAAGCGGGTAATTTCTAAATGTTCTTTTGTATTAGATGCTATATCGGGCGATTATCCGGGAGCAACTATGAAGTGGGCAAGAGAACATTCGAAAGCCGCTAAGAGATAATCTTTTAATTTTCCACAATACTTATTTAAGAGTACGGAGTTTATAATATAATGGCAACAATACTAGATACACCAGAGGAATTTAACGAAGAAAATCTACAAGAAGGCGAAGAGCTTTCTACGTTCGAAGAGCAAGAATCCGTAGAGGACAACCTTGAACAAGAACAAGTAGAGCAAGCAGAAGAAGAAGAGAATAGTCTACCAGATAAATATAAAGATAAATCTGTAGCAGAAATTGTACAGATGCACCAAGAAGCTGAGAAGCTAGTTGGTAGACAAAGCTCAGAAGTAGGAGAACTTCGTAAGGTTGTAGACGACTTCATTAAAACAAACCTCGAAAACAATACCCACGAAAAACAGGCTGAGATTGAAGAGATTGATTTCTTCGAAAGACCTAAAGAAGCTATTGCACAATCTATATCATCTAATTCTGATATTCAAGAAATTAAACAGATGAAGTTAGACATGGCTCGTAGAGATGCTATGAATAGATTAGAGCAAGCACATCCTAACTTTATGAACACTGCTAAGTCAGAAGAGTTCCTAAATTGGATTAAGGCTTCTAAAGTAAGGACAGAACTTTTACAACGCGCTGACAGTAACTTTGATTTTGATGCAGCAGATGAGCTTCTTTCTACTTGGAAAGAACGAACTCAGGCATCTACAAAGGCACAGGAAGTTGTTGAAAAAGATAGAGGACAACAGCGTAAGGCTGCTTCTTCTGGCTCTGCTAAAGGAACTGGAGAAAGTAAATCTAAGAAAATCTACAGACGCTCTGATATTATTAACTTAATGCAAACTAATCCTGCACGCTACTTAGAATTGTCTGATGAATTAACACAGGCATATTCAGAAGGTAGGGTGCGATAATCTTAAATTTTTATAAAGGTAAAATATAATGGCACTTGGTTCAAATCATGTAACAAACACAACTGGCGCAACTTTCATTCCAGAGTTATGGAGTGACGAGATTGTAGCTGCTTATAAATCTAACTTGGTACTTGCTAACTTGGTAAATAAAATGCCAATGTCTGGTAAAAAAGGTGATACTTTACATATCCCTAAACCTACCCGTGGTTCTGCTTCTGCTAAAGGTGCAGAGTCTCAAGTAACTTTGATTGCTGCTACAGAATCAGAAGTACAAGTCAGCGTCGACAAACATTATGAATACTCTCGTTTAATCGAAGATATTACTGATGTACAAGCACTAGCTTCTATGCGTAAATTCTACACAGATGATGCTGGTTACGCTCTAGCTAAACAAGTTGATGATGATTTGTTTGCTTTAGGTAAATCACTAGGTAATGGTGATGGTTCTGACTGGACTCATAGCAACAGCTTCTATGTTGATGGTGCTAACGGTATTGCTGCTTATGCAGAAGATACTGTAGCTGCTACTGATATTTTCACAGATTTAGCTTTCCGTGAACTTATCAAGCAACTAGATGATAACGATACTCCAATGGAAAATCGCTTTATTGTTATTCCTCCTTCAGTTCGTCAAACTATTATGGGTATCGACCGTTACAACTCTAGCGACTTCGTAGATGGTCGTGGTGTTATGAATGGTCAAATCGGTACTTTGTACGGTATTGATGTTTACGTTAGTTCTAACTGTCCTGTAATTGAAACTGCTGCTAACAACACAGCTTCAGCTATAGATACTAAAGCTGCTATCATTGGTCATAAAGATGCAATGGTACTTGCAGAGCAAATGGGCGTACGTTCACAAACTCAATACAAGCAAGAGTACTTAAGTAACTTGTTTACTTCTGACACTCTTTATGGTACAGAGGTTTTACGACCTGAGTCTGCACTTGTTGTAGCTGTTCCAGCTTAGTAAGTTCTAACGGTATGGGGGGCTTAATTGCCCCCTGTATTTATTCTTTTTAATCTACACACAAATACAGAATATTTAGGAGACTTGCTTTGAGTATATACAGAGGTTCAGGTGGTTCAGGAGATGCTACTTCTGATGCTACCATAAATGAAGTAACAGAGTTAGTACAAGATGCTAATGAGTATAAAAATGAAGCAGCTACTTCTGCATCTAACGCTGCAACAAGTGCTAGTAATGCTGCTACTTCTGAATCTAATGCTAGTACCTCAGAGACCAATGCAAGCTCTAGCGAAACAAATGCTGCCACCAGCGAAGCTAATGCAGCAACTTCAGAAACTAATGCAGCTACGTCTGCTACCAGTGCTTCTACTTCAGCGTCTAATGCGTCAACTTCTGCAACGGCAGCACAGACTGCACAGACAGCAGCAGAAACAGCACAAGCTAGTGCAGAGACAGCAGAGACTAATGCTAGTGCATCTGCCACATCAGCAAGCAATTCAGCAAGTACAGCAACTACACAAGCTGGTATAGCTACTACTAAAGCTAGTGAAGCCTCTGTATCAGCAACTAATGCAGCAACTAGTGAAA